GACGATTCTCAACATCCACGAGCTTGAACTGAAGAAGATGGTGGAGGCGGGAATCGCAGCGGGGGCCTCTTACGAGGAAGCCTGGAAGAATGCAGCCAACCGCATCGACGGGATGGTGAAGAATAAAATCAACGAAGCAATGGACGACATTGCGCTCACCGCAGAGCAGAAGGCTGACCGAGCAGAAATGGCAGCGCAACGAATGGCGCGGGCTTGGCGAAAGGCAGCAAGTGACATAGGCGGCGAGCTTGGTAGAGGGTCAACTCTTGTCGGCCCAGGGGCAATGTCGGGATTGATGGCGGCTACCAAGGGTCATCTTGGTGACAGAGAGGCGATGGCGCGAATTGTGACCGCTCACTTCGCCTCAGTGAATCAACAGATGACAGATGTCGCGGCGGGGTACGAGACGAAGCAGGCTGGAGGATTCATCGGTGGTGGTGAGGGACAAGGTCAACTCATCATGGCCCACGGCGGCGAGCTAGTCTTGAACCGGGCGCAGCAAGCATCCCTTGGAACCACATTCAACATCACCGTCAATGGTGGTGGCGGCGACCCGAACGAGTTGGCCCGTGCGATAGCGGAGGAGGTCAATGCAGTTCTCGGTGAACATGCCATCCGCAATGAACAGACAAGGAGCCGCTGATGGCTTGGACTTTTACGCTTGGCAACGACACATCAACAATCAACCTGAATGACGGCAGCAACTACAAGGTGATGCCGCTGGGGTTCGATGCACCGTCGCCGAAGCTCCGCACGAACTTCGCAGGCGCAGGCAATCTATTCCGCTCTGGCTCACGCCTTATCCGCCAGTCGTATGACAACCGAATCGTGAAGCTGGGTGTCCACGTTATTGGCAGCACGACCGACGAACTCGCCACCAACATAGAGGCAATCGAAGGGTTGCTCCGGGCGGCGCAAGAGTTCTCCTCGTTCGCGTCTGGCTCACAGGTCAAGCTCAAGTACCAATGGGATTCAGCAACATCACCTGTCTACTTCCATGTGCTCACTGGAACGTTCGACCCCATAGCTGGCAGCCAGCACACGACGATGCTGACACAGAACACTCGCATCCAGAACGCGGCACTGACGTTGATATGTGAGCCGTTCGCATACGGCGACCAAGAGACGATTGAGAACTACGTGCGTGACCCGAGCTTCGAGGTGGCAGGCACTGCGCTCGCAGACTGGACTGAGAACAAGACAGCAACCGGAACCACGGCACGCTCTACGGCCCAGGCGAAATACGGCGCGGGCTCGCTGCTACTAACCATGACGAACAGTGGTGGCTCAGGCCAAGTCATCGAACGGACGCAGACACTGACCGACGTTGACGCTGGTGAGGTCTGGTCTTTCAGTGCGTGGATATACCTGAGCGCCTTATCGAACAGCAAGGCTGGGCTCGTCCTTCTCTACAACGATGGCTCCGCAACCACGACAACCTCATACGTGACCTCAACCAATACGGGGTTCGCGCAAGTTACGCTCGCCAACCAGACCGTGCCGTCAGGGGCCACTCAGGTCATTATGAAACTGCGACTGGAGGCAACGGCTAGTTCAGCAACCGGGACGGCCTATATAGACGCTGTAAGCGCCATACAGGCATCCTCCGTTCCAACGACTTGGGTCAGTTCGCACGAGGTGATGAATCACTTTGATGACGCGAGTCAGTTACATACGAACTACGTTGACATTCATGACGTGCCAGGCAATCAACCAGCACTGCTCCAAGTGAAGGCAACCGAGAACGAGGCCCACACGAAGTTCTGGATGGGTGCGCGGCACGGTGTACGGCAACGCGATGCAGGCATCTTCGATGAAGCCGAAGACCTAGTGAACACCGACTGGCTCGCAGATAACGCTGATGCGGCAACCAGTGCCGGAAACGAAACCCGAATCACACGGACTCCGGCTCACGTCGCGTCGGTATCGGCGACTCACGCTGGAGGTACAGGCTTCTCGACCGGGAACGTCGCAGTCAGCGGAACGAGGAGAGTTCTAGTTGCCTGGCTGGCCACGTATCAAAGCAGCGGGGGCGGCATCGCGCATACCAGCGTGACGTTCAATTCAGATGAATCGCTGACCAAGGTAGCGACTGAGACGCAGGGTGACTACGATTTGTCCATCTGGGTTCTGAAAGACCCAAGCGTTGCGACTGCCGCTATCGCCGCTGTGACCGCAGCGTATACGCACGCCTGCCTCAACGTCTCTGCCTACCAGTTAGTTGGAACAACAGAGACGGTCTACTATGCCAACTCCACTGAGGTTAAGTCTGCTGGTACAACGGGGATGCTTAGTGGCAACGTCGCGGCTACGGCGCTCGGCGATTTACTTGTTACGGGCGTGGCCCACGGTAATAACAACGCCTCCACGGCGTCGAACTGTACCGAACGCAGCGACCAGGTAGCTGGAGCCTCTGGTGCCTTGAGTCTGGCGACTGGGGACAAGCTGTTCGACAGCACGCCACAGAGTTCCGGCTTCACTTGAACGGGTTCGGTTGCCGCTATTAACCAGGCGCTCGTGCTAAAGGCTGGCGCAGACCAAGCGTCAATCCCTGTCGTTTCCACGGTCGCAATTAGCAGTCCGCCACGGGGCCAGTTCCGGGTGCTCATGCGCGTAGATGGACAAGGCGCAGTCTGGTCGCTTGGCATTGGGTATGCCTATGGAGACATCACGGCGACGCCGAGTGCGTCGAAGGACTACCCTGCCACAACCTCGACTTCAGCAGGCTATGAAATCGTTGACCTTGGGACGGTGACGATTCCGCCAGTGGCGACCCCAGAGAATACGTCGACGGGTGATTTAACTCTGCGGGTTGCCGCGTATCTTTCAACGGCAGCGGACAGCAAGACGCTGGACATGGACTGGATTATGTTGGTTCCGATTGACTTCGGTTCCATGTATCTGTCCAAGACATCTGGCACTGACGTCGTGCTGGTGGACTCCATCAGCGACCTGCGCCAGGCGGTATTGCTGAATGCTAGCGATGTCGTTCAGTCGATTCCATCGGCCCAGGGCGGCGACCCTCCAACGGTTCACCCCGATGGAACGCGGCTCTACTTCGTAAGCGACAACGGCAATGCGGACATCGACGACGGCTGGAAGATGAGTGTGACCGTGCAGCCTAGATTCCTCAGCGTGGCAGGAACCTAATGCCATTCCCGTATACGTTTCCCATCACGTTTGGTGCTGACCTTGAGCACTTCATCGACACGCCAATCATGCAGAGCCTGCGGGTTCTGGTCTGGGATGACTACAACAAGGCAACGCTCCTCGACGATTTCACCGACGACTTCACGGGCTTGAGCTTTTCAACTTCGTTGCATGGCGGGTTCTCGCGGTTGTCGATGAAGGTGCCGATGGGACTTGACCGCATCTGGCTCTACCTCGAACGGGAGAACTCACCTGGCAGACACTTCGCGCATATCGAAATTCTTGAGGAGCAGTCCATCGTTTGGGAAGGTCGAATCATGGTGGTCGGGCTCGACCCCAGTGGAGTGAATCTCTCGCTCGCTATCGAGGCGTCCGGCTATTGGGGAAGCTGCCGTGACCAACTCTATGACCCGGCGGACGCAGGCCATACGAATTGGACGTCCGGCAGTAACCACTTCGCCAACGAGATAATCGCGGAGATGCTGACCAGCAAGTGTCCGGACATCAACGCCGACCAGTCCAACATGGACAGCCCAAGCCTTGAACTGGCAGGCATAGACCTGACCGCCAGGGACTACCCTCAGAACATCATCGTCTCCAAGATACCGATGACCAGCGATGGAACCGACCAATGGTTCTTCGCGATATGGGAGAACCGGAAGCCATACTTGAAGCAACGGGTAGCAACCACGCTTCACTGGACGACGTACACCTCAGAGCTTGGCAGCGGCTCCAGTCTTCAGCAGGACGCATACCAGTTGAGGAACAACATCCTGCCAGTCAAGGACGGCACCGAAGGCACGGCAGCGGCGGACGCTGAACGCAGAAGTACCGTGCCAGTGCGCGACCTACAACTGACGATTCAGAAGGGTGTACCAACAGCGGCAGAGAACGAGGAACGCGACAGGGCGCTGGCTGAGAAGAAGACCCCACAACAGAGCCAACGGTTCATCGTGAATGGGCGCATCTGGTCGACCGAAGACGAAGGTGCATTCATGGGGAAACCGTTGTGGAGGGTACGTGCGGGGGAGGTGATACGCATCGCAGACCTCGTCCCGGCAACCGTTGCCACGCCAACCTTCGACGCGCTCCGCACGTTCTACATAAACGAAACCAGCTACGATGCTGTCAGCAACAGGTTGACCATCGTGCCAGACCGACCACCAACAGACATGACCAGGCTGGTGACCCGTTCCATCCAGACTGAGTTAGACCGCTAGGAGGAACCATGGCAAACGAGTTCAAGCATAAAGCAGCGGGGGCAACGCTCACTCAGGGCGAGTGGGAGGCGACCGACGGCACGGGTCATACCTTCGACAGCCAGGCCACTGGTGACATTGCCTATGCTTCTTCAGCATCAGTCATGTCGAGGCTAGGTATTGGTACAACGCACGCTGTCCTGACAGTTGTAGGTGGCGTGCCTGCGTGGGATTTGACTCCGGTGCTTACCACTGTTGACGCCACAACTGACTTCACCATTGGAGACACGGTCATAACTGATGGGGTTATCACCGAC